TAGTAGAAGGAGCTCTACCAGTTGTCATATTGGCTTTAAGATGTTCCATTATATCTTTAAATGGAGCAAATTCATTGGCAATCTGAAGTGCCATTGCTATAATCTTAGATTGATTTGCGAACTTAGTATAGTTTTTAATAATACCAGGGGCACCTCTAAAACCTTTATCCTTATAATATATATCCATCTCTTGCTCGGTTATATTAGGATCCTTTATTTTACCCCAAAAATAAGGTCTAGCATACCATTTTTCCCATGTTGCTTCACTTGCACGATTTAATGCATCTTTAATGGTATCAAGATCTGCCTTACGTATTGTGCCATCTTTAAGTGCCATTTTAAGATTTTCTAAGGCAGCATTAAATCGTTCTTTAACTCTACCTTCAATTGCACCATGTGTTAATGGCATATGAGATGGTACCACTAATGATTCTGTAATATATTCTTTAAACTTAATCATCAATTAGCATTCCTTTTATTTTTAGCATCTGCTGCTTCCCATTTAGCCATTTCTGCTTCTTGGTATGCATGATGAGCCTTAGTAGCGGCAGACCTAATAGTACCAAATACAATATCAAAAGCATCTTTATGGGATATACCTAATTTTACGAATCTAGCTATAATGCCATCTTCAATCTTATCGATAGACGCCCAAGCTCTACCACTATATTGATAACTTCCCCAATCACCATGCTTTCTATAAGCTTTAATTAATCGGTCAATTCCATCAGCAATCACTCCTTCTTTAGTGGAGAGACTAGCCGCTTCTGTTATGTATGCTTTAAACTTAATCATTTGGGTGTCTTTCGTTATAGTGGTCATTTAGTTTCCAATGATATTCTAACTGCTTTCTGTCGTCATCCCCAACGTGGGATTTAATAGCATTATTCAAACGTCTAAATGACATTGTTTGTCTTGTCTTTTGAACACCACTAGTACTACCACTATCTGGATTATCTTTCTCGACATTCTTATGTTTGAGATGTAAGTCCCATATCTTTTGTGGGACTCCTTCAGGAGCTTTCTCTTCTGTAATATATTCGTTAAACTTAAGCATACATATCCCCACCGTCATGATTATGAGCCCAACCTCGTTTATCACAATACAAATACCATTCTTGGCGATATTTGTGTCTTATCTTTTCTAATATGTTATCATATCTCGTTGCCAACTCAAAAGCACGGTCAGTTCTTGAGTGACCACCATAAGATTTATGGGTGTTAATAGTTTTTGCCGTCTTAAGTAGTTTACCAATAAGATAGTCAAATGTTTCTTTATCTTCTACTATGAATTCTTTAAACTTAATCATCTTATTTTCTTTACTGTTCCATCATGATTAGCGAAGTATGCTTCAAACTTAACCATTGGAAATTCGGGTTGTAATTTTAGGAATGCTTTTAAATTGGTCATACTATCATCAAACAATCTAATTCGTTTGAATCGTTTAGTATTTATATAGTTTCTAATAATGATAACCTTTTTGAAAGCTATATCAGAAACATCATTAATTTTACCTGCTCGTTCAACCCTAACTTTATCAATATCAAATCCATGTTTACGGAAAGTATCTAAGAATAATTCTTTATTATCAAAGTCATCTCTAGCGGTAACTATAATCACTTTAGAGTTTGGATTTCTTTCAGAATTTTTAAGGATTAACTTTGCTTTATTTAGCATTGCACCGATAGGTTTAGATTCTGTATTAAACTTAGCAGCATCTCTAAATTGACCATAATCAAAAGATTCACTATCACCAAGTTTATAGGTATTGAATTGTTGATTAGTAAGATCTTTTATCTTCTTACCATGTTTGACAACTGTTATTTGAGCAGTTGTATGAAAGAGAGTATCATCAATATCGAAAACAGTAAGTGCACCATCTTGATATTCTTTTTCTTCTTTTATGTATTCTGAAAACTTCTTCATATTGTTATTATACCATAGTTCCTATATGTTGTACAGTGTTATATTGTAATTATTTGTAACTATAATCGCACATTAGATGAGAAATAAATTTACCACCCTGTTTATTTCTAAAATTAAATTTAAGAATGTATTTAGGAGTTATAACTTCAATGTCTACTCGTTGACCTGTCCCAGTTTTACCACCATAATATACAGTAACTGTTTTTACTTCAGATGCTTTGTCTCTATATGCCTTATCAATAACCTGTGATACCATTTTAGAATTTGTTTTATGAATCATATGATATCCATATCCAATTCCTGATTTAATTAAATTTTGTAAAGCTATTTTATTAACTCTATTTGTGGTAATTTCAAGACTACCTTTCTTACCTTTACCATTAAATACTGAACAAAATCTAGAGTTATCAATTCCAAACATATCCAATAAAACTAAACCACCTTTATTGGTAATAATACCTGACATCAATTCAGCATCTGTTAAATATTTTTTAGTACCTGCATTAAAAAAGGTAACTGTACCTGAAAATTTTAATGACAAATATGCTCCTGCAGGTGACTGTTCGTTTTTACCTTGTCTTAGTGTAATGTCAGTAACAGTGGAACCAATATCAATTAATCCAGGTGAAACTAAAACACTACTTCCTGATATTATTAAAGGTCTTGGTTTATTTGCTGCACCTTCAGCATCAATAAATAAATCTTTCCATGTATTTAATTTATAAACAGAAGCTAATTCATCAATTAATAATTTAGTATCTTTATTGGAAACATCTTCACCCTTCCACCAATTATCTAAATCCTTTGCCAATTGAATTTCAAATAGATTACCTTTATTACCAACTCCTCTACCACCCCTTGAACCTTCACCAAAAGAAAGTTTACATAATTTAAGTTTCTTTTGTAATGGTTTAAGATCGAATTCAGTTTGAATTTTACGTGTAACTTTAACTGACTTTGGTAATAATGGGTCCAATGCAATAGGATCTTTAATTGATGGAAATAAATGCTGTAAATCAGTAAGTATTAAAATCAATTCAGCATACAATGCTTTATCAGGGAATTTATCACTGATTTCTTTTGCAGTTGTTGGTAAAAAGTTATAGGCCATATTATATTTATAAAAGAAAAAGGCTACCGAAGTAGCCTTTTTTAATTAATCTAAGTTAGAACTTGAACCCTTCAGTCTTCATTCTACTTCCAAATGCACTCTTATCAAATACCGGAGTCAAATCTTGTCCTGTATCGGATAACCCTTTTTGTGCTGATTCTTCAACATCATATAGTTTCATCTTAGATCGATCAATACCAAGTACAAATCGTTTGTAATATGAAGGATCATTATAACGATTCTTAAGTTGTTTAATCATAACTTGATTTAGTTCATCCAACTCTTCGGTACGAATCAAAGCAAACATAAGATCTGCGGTTGCAGGTAAACCAAATGATTCAGATGTATCTGTTAATTCAACATCGGAACTATTAAATCCTGATCGAGTAACTTGAGTTGCAGTCATAATTGGTACATTATACTCAACACCAAGACCACGTAATTCTTCTGCAATTGATTTAATATATGTATATGAGTTAACATTTGCACCATGTTTAATACGAGCAGATGCACAAATGTTTAGATAATCCACAATCACAAGATCAGCTTTAAACTCACGTTTCATTTTAAGTTCTTCAAGTAAAGCCCTAAAGTGACCGGAATGTGCTCCTGCAGTTGGATACTCTTTAATGATTAACTTACCATGGGTTTTCTTTGCCAATTTACTTAAACGAGAATCAAATGTTTTCTTATCAACTACCTTTAATTCTGCCATAGAAAGATTTAATAGATTTGCATCAATACGTTCGGCAATACGTTCTTCCGCCATTTCCATGGTAATATACAATACATTCTTACCTTGAGTTAATGCCGAAGCTGCAAGATGACCCATAAATAAAGTCTTACCTGCACCTGTACCTGCCAATACAACATTAAGACTCTTACGACTTAAACCACCTGCGGTAATCTTATCCATTAGGTCTAAACCAAAGGATAACTTTTCCTCTATTCTATGGTAAAAATCAAAACGGCTGTCAGCATCATTAATATAATCATGACCAACGTTATTATCAAAACTAACGGCCAAAGCATCAGATAGAATATTCGGGATTGCCTCCTGTGTATGCTTATCATCTGTGCCATCAATAATTTTAATCGATTCAAGAATTGCATTGTATACTGCCCTATCCTTACAAAACTTTTCAGTATTTTCTAATAACCAAGTTTCATTGGTCTTTTCATTTGTGAATGCAATTACTGCATCCTTTAGTGATACTAATTCAGTTGCAGAAATGTCGGTTCTATTTCCAATTTCAATCAATAATACTTCTTTAGTGATTGGTTTATTGTAAGTAGAAAAGAACTTTAGAATTTCTTGGGATAATACTCTGTCAGTTCTTTCTGCAAAATACTGTGGTGTTAAAAATGGTGATACTTTTCTACAATACTCTTCATTATAAATTAGGTTGCTCAGTATTTTGGTTTCTATTCTCATCTACCCCGCCTGCATATATTAAATCATTATTTTTAAGACCGGTTTCAATTATCTGAAGAATTAAGTCACCAATTTGGATATCTAATTCTTCTCTAATGAAAGGATTGGTATGTTCAATTACATTATAATCATAAATCAGTTTACCTTCTTCTTCACCTTCACCAAATGAAACTGATCCAATAGTGAATATTATATCATCAAACTTATTATTTGTAAACTTTAATTTCATAGCCCCATCGGGGAGGACACCCATTTCTTCATACTCAATCAATGTAACCTACTCCTTTATTTGATGTTGTTGAAGACATATTTAAATTAGGATTAACATTAGTTCTTTTTTCATTTAGAAATGGGTCGGTCTCAAACTTCTGAGGGATTTTAGAGTGCCCAACATATGCTTTTGGTAATTCATTTCTTAAAATTTGATTAGGAAATGGATCAAAATCACCACATGAAGGGCATCCCATTTCAGTTCCATCATCATATATCGAAGCTTCAATATCTTCTGCTTCACTTAGAAAATGATGACCTAAATCTTCTTTAGATAACCCATAACCTGAAGCAATTAAAAATAAATAAAATTGTTCAGCAATTACACGCCAAGTTTCTGCCTGTATTTTAATGGTGTTTTTGCCATTTTTATCAATTGATGTAAATTTAATCTTCATCATCGTCTCCTATTGCTGCCAATTCTTCATCAATATCTTCATCTGATATAATTGCACCATTTGAAATTTGATAATTTGATTGTACCCAATCTTGGAAAGATTTATCCATTAAAATTGGTAACCAAAACTCTTTTGAATCTGTTTCTTTGATTCGCCATTTCTTATCTTCAATCTCACCTGTACCGGTATTAACTTTTGAGTACCAACCATTTGAAGGTTTGATTACATGACCTGATTCAAGAGCCATATCAAGAAGGCCAGACCAGCGAGATATCCCTCCATCGAATTTAACTGAGACAGGAATTTTAGACTTTTCTCTGACATATCGTGATTTCTCCACATTAATAATAAAGTTATAACCTAGTAACTCTGTACCATCTTTATCTTGTTGACGACCTAGAATAAAGATATTATCTGCTGAGTAGTAAGATCCTGTACCTCCGCCAACCACATCTTTAGCATACATCTCCATTGTCTTATATGTATGGTTAACAACAACCATTGGGATATCTTTTAATGATAGATGAGGAGTCACCATACGGAATAATGATTTGATTTGTTTTGCTCTTGACATATCTGCAACTGATTTACCATCAAGTGCATCTTCAACTTCTTTCTTAGATGCAAGATTACCAATTGAATCAACTAATATGATTATATGATCCGTACGATCAATACCTTCCAATTGAGTCATAATGTCAAATTTAAGTTGTTCAACATTGGTTAATGGTGTATGGATAACACGATTTGTATCAATCCCAAATGAATCGAAATATGATTGAGGTGTACCAAATTCTGAGTCATAGAATAACATGGCAGCATCGGGATACTTATCCATATATGACTTAGCCATTAATAATGAGAATGCTGTCTTAAAGTGCTTAGAAGGACCCGCCCACATGGTAAGACCTGGGGTTAACCCACCATCTAATTTACCGGATAATGCAATATTAATAGCAGGAATGGAAGTTGGTATCATATCTTTTTTCTTGAAAAACTTAGATTCAGATAAAAGGGCTGAATCTTTAATTGTGGTGTTCTTACGGATTTTATCTAATATACTCATATTTTTATGTACCTTTTTGTCGGTTGATTCTTTTGGATACCAATCGGTATCATCATTATTAATTCCAATAGTCATTATATACTATTCCTCAATTTAAGTAAAATTTTAATTAGGTATCATCTTCATAATCTAATCCATATTGAGATAATGACTCAGGAGGAGACTCTTCATATATTTTGAGTAGTAAACTAGTTAGATAGTCAAACCCATCCACTAATGCCATTACATCTGTGACATCTAATCCCACACGAGGTCTATTGGCTAACCAATTAACCACTTCATCTCTTGCAAACTTAGCAGTTCTTAATCTATCTGCATCCATTATAAATTATCCTTTGAATGTGGTATATCAAACACAAATGTAATTCTCACGTCATCACCAATATTTTTAGTACCATGAACTAATTTGTTATCAAACCAAAGAAGTGTTCCTGGCTCCACCACCACCATTTCATCACCTACTGTATATTCATATCGACCTTGAATAGATAAATGATATCGATCACGTGTTAAATAATAATCACCTTTATCGATATGTGTACCAACAGAACCACCAATAGGTAATGATAGAAATCCACATCTACTAATTTTTTGAAATCTTGATGAAATAAAATTCATAATTTCTGAATGATGTTTTGCGGCAGGAGTAGGAATACATATGTCGGTATCTCCAACAAAATCATCCTTATGAAGTACCCCACCCATAACTAATTGAAGGACTCCTGCAGATAGCTTAGGAAATCCTTGATCTAATAATGATTCTGTATTGTTTATCTTAGCAACCGCTCCCCAATCATCGGGATATTCATGTATTTGTGCTAAGATTTTAGATACATCAATTCCGGTTTGAATAACTCTTATATTTTTCATTATTTTCCCGTGTTAGTTATAGAGAAATATGTATATGGTAATGTCCATGTAGTATTCCATCTAATTATAATATGGTAAATTCGAATCCATCCATTAGATGTATTCAAACACCATTGATATTTACCATGTAAATTATACCTCAACAATCTCAACTTCAACTCCACATTCATCAAACATTGCCTTTGAAAGTTTCCATGATTCGTCCCATCTTTCAGATCCAAGACTTGTGGATTCAATATAGACTTTTGAAACTCCCACTTGAATAAGTGCTTTTGCACATTCAGAACAAATAGGAAGACCATGTACAAATACATGGGTATCTTTTAAACTAACCCCTGAACGAGTGGCATTATATATCATATTGGCTTCGGCATGAACCACATATTTTAATTTTGTTTCACGATCATTTAATCGTTCAGCATTATCCCACATTCCTCTAGGGAATCCATTATAACCACCTGAAAGAACTCTACGAGTTGTGGGATCAATAGCAACAGCACCAATTTGTGTGGTTGGGTCTTTACTCCACTTAGAGTATTCAATTGCAAGACTAAGAAAGCGGGTTATCCAAATGTTATTCATTTTTGTTGATTTAGTAAATGCGTCCATACCCCATCCTAATAGCATTATTATCTCTTAATTACTTTTAAAATAAACATACACATCAAAATATGCAGCATCAGCCATAGCAACGGTATAGCAAGGATTACCTTTATACTTATATGCCATTGGATTGTCTTTTCCTAGACGACCTTTAAGGCAAACTCTTTGTTGTTTCCAACTTGATTTATTGGTTTGTTTTACCAATTCCTTTAATTGTTTTACCAACTTAACATCTTTAGGATTATTAAGATCAACGGTAAAACGATAATCAATTGAGGTACGGTTTGTTTTAATTTTCATGATATTGTTCCTTTATTAATTTATAGAACCATTATATCACAAATATGAATTAAAGTACAGTACTATTCTAATATATTTGGTTCATAATCAACCCAAACTTCATCAAACTTTTTCTTGGTAACACTTGTTTCACCACATCTAATGAAATGTTGGATATGATACAACTGTGATTCGTAAACATGTAATGATGCCACATTCCAATAGATATTACCAACAGGAAGTTTTAATTCCGCTGATAGTATTTCCAACACATATTTTTGCCATGCATAATCATTTTTATACCCAAATATTGCATCATTTGATCGCATATAAACCAATGCATTAACCTTACCATCTCTAATCAAATATTGTACACAATTGGTACACATAAAATCAGACATACCATCTTTATTATAATCAACATGCATTGATGGACGATTATAAATCATGGTTGCTCTACGAGAATCAGGATTGGCCTTTAATTGTGATAAAACATTATCATATTGTGAACCATTATCTTTTGAAAAGATACACCATCCATAATTAGAATTAATAATCCCATTAGGAGATGACACTTGTTTCCATATTGTAGGAACAGGTGCAGGAATATCATTGACATTCAATGACATGGATAAATACCATTCTAATTCACGTTCAACATACTCATCATTAACTTCACCAAAGATAGATTTCTCATCTGCAATAAAGCATGCATTCATAATTTCAATGCATTTAACACCTGATTTATCTATTACAAAGTCCCTATCACGATATTTAAATGAAAGGTCATATCTAATACTATCAACATTTAGCACGAATAATTCTCCCTGGTCGACATACTTCATTTGATTGTGGATCTTTTTCTGCTTTTCTTCTAAATTTACTTGGGATTAAAGCTTCATTTGTTTGTCCTATACGATTAAAGATATCACGATCTGTTTTTTGACCGGGAACTTGGCCTCGCATATATGCCACAATAAATGATGCATAGTTAATTAAATCTAAACATGAGTCTTCAACTGATTCAAAGTTTACTTTACCACCATCTTTCATGGTATCTAAAACTGAATACATTCTAAGAACTTTTGATTGGCATGTATCTAAAATGGTATAAACTCCATTAGGATAGTAATCAGCTTGAGTCACTCGACTTGCTGCATTATTATAATCATTGCCCTTTGCTTCTTGAATATCTGCAGCTTCAAGAAGAATACTAGCAGACGGTCTTGTATATTCTTTCATAATTTACCTCATTTAAAATAATATTATATAACAAAATTGAATTAAAGTACAACATTAATATCTTTTAAAACTCCTGAATGTATTAACTTGTGCTAAATGTTCTGGCCACATTTGAGTTAATTTTATAAAATTTTCTGAAATGGCTGGGATCTTTACCATATTATCAACTAAAGGATATTTTCTATGATCTTTTACAAGTAATACTTGGCCACCCCATTCTTTATCACCATCAACTAATTTAGATTGAGGTTCTCTTATCACTAAAATCAAAACATCACAAAATTGTATTGCTCTATAAGCATCACCAGTAACACCAATAGATATACCAAACTCATTGTCTTTTCTATAGCGACTAATAGTTTTAACCTGGACTTTAATCTTTTTGCCATTTGTAAATGTTACAATTAAATCAACCGCACCAAATTGATTTTTATTAAATTTAACACTCTTTATTCCATTTTCCAAACCAAGCCTTTGGAAATACCGATACATATAAAACTCTCCCCAATATCCCTGCCTAGTATTTTCATCTATACAATGGGCAGGGAATAGTACGGGTTCTCCATGTATACAATATGCTTTATTATTCATAAATTAAGTTCCTTTATCAATTTAAGATATAATTATAATTATACACTGCAACTTAATAAATGTACACACATTTATTCGTAGATTTTGTTTAGTAAACCAATATTGTCTGTATGAATAGGACTTGTCCATCCTTCAGGTTTAATTAAATCAGGTAAACCAAGTGGATTTGGCCGAGATGCTTTAATACCAACTTCTTTATTCATATTAGCACAATGTACTCTATTCCATGCTTTTTGAGAATCAATATCAAATGCATTTAATGTACCAATTGCCACAACACATAAGTCAATTAATGCATCAACCACATCATCACCATCTTTTGCAGATTTCATTTCATCAAGTTCTTCCTGTAGAAATGCAATACGAAACTCAAGAAACTTCTGTAACTTTTCTTTATCAAACTCACGAACCTTGGGATTAACACCATACTTTGCATGCATATCCGCAATATCTTTTACCCAATTATTATTAACTATTGCCATTTATTTCTCCTATCCAAAAAAATCATTCAAATTAGAAACATCATTTATTTCCCAACCCATTGGTTCAACTAAATCAACTAAACTATCTGTATATGCTTTCTCAAACTGTGTATCATAATCTATATACCCATCTAATCCAAATTCCTTTGGTAGATTTTGTGGAAATGCAATAACATTTTCATGGAATGGATTGGGCATCTTTAAATATATAAACTTAATTTTATCACCATTCTTAATTAAAGTATACTTTTTATCGAGGTTTAATCTTTTAATATGGTGATTGTAAAGTAATGCACCTCGAACTGCAATTGGAGTACCTTTAGCGTAAATACCCTTACTAGTACCATAGGTATCAATACCATTTACAGATCTTGGAAATGATATATCTTCAGCAGAATGAGAGTTAAACTTAGTTTGGAATGTTTTCTTAAACTGTCTAACTTCAGCTTCAGATCCGGATAATGCAACCTTTATTGAAGCACGAAGACTATCACGACATATCTCCGGAGTGGAAGATTGAATCATGCTTAAACCTTTTACTTTTAACTTAGGTTCAGCATATACCACACCTTCAGATGAATATACATTCAATAGATACTTTTTCTTCTTATAGAAGATACCAACATCAGCAATAACTTCAAGCTTCATCTTCATCATTTGTTCATATGCATTGGTGTAATCCGCAAGTTCTTGGAATGATTTGTCAATGTATGGTTGAAGTATCTTAAGGGCAAAGTTGGTCATAAATTCAATCTTACCAAGAGTATCCTTATTCTTAGCATGAATTTGAACCACTTTATCCAATGTAAGATAACATGAGTCTGTATCTGAATAGATAACATAATCCACATCAAGAGTTTTCAAAGCTTTATTCAAATACTCATTAAGCTTACGAGATATCCATTGAGATGCAAGTTGACCTGTCATGGTGATACCTTCACCAATTCGCATATCAAAGTATCTAAAGTATGCATTAGTTACTGCACCATAACCTGAGTTTAGAGTAACTTTAATTGCTTGTTCAAGTGTGGATAACCTTGCAATCTCTTTACCTGTCTTAGGATCTTTATTCTCTTCATATTTTTTTTGTAATCTAATCATTTGTTTCTTGGATAGATTACGTTCATCATATAATTCTTGCATTAGAGATGGAAGAAATCCTCTAATGTCTTTACGATAACATGAACCATTTGCAGCCATTGCCACATTAACCCCATGTATGTAATTTAAATCTATATCTTTATAGACCAATGCATCCACCTTTACCGCCATTGTGGTATCTGAAATAGTTTCAGGACTCATATTGTTTTGCATAATAATATGAGGATACAATGATGTCAAGTCAAATGAACATACCCAATTATGTAATCCTGCAATTGGGTCTTTAACAAATCCACCTTCAAATGGGATAGGACGAGCAGCAGATTTTAATGGTACAGCAATTTTCTTTTTAGAAAGATAGTTATAGATTAGAATATCCCATGTTCGTACAGGAGAATATACATCCTCATAATTAATCTTAGCTTTATATGCAAGAATGAAAGACAGTTCAATTAATTTCAAACGATCTTCAAGTTTATCCACTAATTCCACGTCATGTATATTATAATCAACAAACTCTTGCCATGATTTGGTATAGAATTCTTTAAATGTATCATATGTGTTTTCTAATTTACGTTCACCCAATTCAATCTCAGCAATGGTATTTAATCTATAATTTTCACGTGATGTGAATGTAAACTTTTTATATAGTTCTAGGTAATCAAGGATGGCAATACCACCAATACTATATGTGATGATATCAGTCTCACGAGACTTCTGATCTCTAAGGATATTCCATGGTGATAAGGTATCTGCATCAAGGCCAAAACGTCTTAAGCGATTAACTAGATATGGTATATCAAAGTTATTGACATTCCAACCTGTAACTACATCCGGAGTATTCATAACCCAAGATTGAAGGAACATTGTGAGCATTTGTAATTCAGATGCACACTTAATGAAAGTTACATTTGGATTTGTATTAACATAATCGTTATATGCATATGTTCTAATTAACTTGGTATGATTATCTTTAATGGTAATTAGTAATATAGCTTCATTTGCTTGATTGACATTTGGGAAACCTTCTTCAGTTGTGGTTTCAATATCAATTGAACAAATTTTAATTAGGGATGTATCGGCTTTAATGACATCAGGATATGTGTCAGAGATGAATTGATATTCAAATTGATTGATACCATAAGTGGTAAATCCTGTCACATCTTTATAACGTTCTAGGAATTCTTTGGATTCTTTAATTGAACCGGGTTTTATTGGATAAACTGTCTTACCTTCAAGAGTTTTCCATTCAGATATCTGATCTGTCTTTTTTGCATCAACAAACAAAGTGGGTTTGAAGTCCACTTTATGTCTAAATGGTCGTCCTTGCTTATCATATCCACGGACTAATATCTTATTACCCCATGTCATCACATTTGTATACATAAATACCTTTTCAAATTATAGAACCATTATATCACAAATCGTATTTATTGTACAACTTTCCCATATAATAACATCATAATATCATATGCACAATCATGAACCGGATTGTGTTTAATAACTTCATCTCTATTAAATTCAGGATGATCCACTTCACAATATCCATTATTGGAGTTGGTTAGAATATCAACCGCTGTTCTTACATCTCTCCAACGACTAAAGTTAAACAAATCATCTTGACTAAGTTTACGATGCATGGAACCTAATACCATTTCATCAAAGTTACCACGTGCCCATACTATACATTTGTTATGATTAGGAAATTGTTCTGACCAAATTTTCATATTGTCAATTGCTTTTTCTGTAGGTATATCACTAATTGAAGGCAATAATGATTGTTTCTTAAGTAAAAGACCTCGTTTATCCCACCATTCCAAGGTAGTTTTAGATGCAGTCCTATCTAATCGATCATATTGATCCATTACATTTAACTTAACAAAGAATGCAGACTCAACTAATTGTTTAAAAGTTGGTTTATCTTCAGGATTGAAATGAATACAAGCCATTGAAAGGATTACAGAGGTTGACTCAATACCTAGAGTCTCAACATCAAACATAAACATAATTATTCCTAAACCTGTGAAAGAGAAGCAACCACATCAAGATATGGATTGGTGATACCAATTTTTTCACCATTTGTCATGGTGAGTGTTACCCAATTGGGTTTGGTTAATACATATTCAGAAACATGCATAACATGTAATGGATTAATGGCAATTGAATTGCCTTGTAAAGTTGTAAAATATTTAAACATCAGGATCGTCTTTAAGAAAAGTCACAAATGTATTCATCTTATGTTCATCATTCCACATTCTACAATAGTCATTATCTTTATCGCATAATGGTATAATATCTTCTTTGGGGATTACTCTAGATGAAACAATTGTATTACCAATAAATTCTTGTGAGAATTCTTTAGGTTCATTCATATCAACCATTGCTTCTGCCCATGCTTGATTACCCTTAGGCACTTCAATAATATGTCTCATACGAAAGGTATGAATAGATTCCACCAATACAAATTCAGTTTTTGTTATTTCTTCTTCCACTTTTTTCATAGTCCAACTCCCATCTTTATTATCAATCCATTGGATTTCATCTCCAATTTCCCAACCAACATCATTAACTAATTCATCTGGAATTACTATGTATTGATCGCCATTGTCTAACTCTTTAATTTGAACTTCATGCATGTAAAGCCTCACGATATAAATCATTTTGAAGTTTAGCTATATATGCTTCATCATATACTCTAGCTAAACCATCTGCTGCCTCATCAAGCAAATCACATATAGTATCTTGGTCACCATATTCACACATAATCTCTCTACGTTCTTTAGATCTTGCACGAATCTTTTCAATTAATTTTGGGGTATCCATATTACACCTCTAAAAAATGATATATTAACTTATCATTAATCATATTTGGAATTGTTAAATGTGGGAATTCAAGAATGAAAGGGCAACCATCCACGCCCCATCCTTTGTTACGAAGATACTCTCGGTATAGACCTTTATCATCTTCATTTGTTGGGTCAAAAACCCGTTTGGTTTTACGAATTGTTTCAAATGTTTTAGTTACAGACATAATATATCTCCTTCATCAATTTATAGAACCATTATAACATATTAATGAATTAAAGTACACAGTTATTACATAATAATTGTGCTAGCAGGGGCAATAACTATCTTAGAAAATACTCGTTTATATTCATTGAGTAATTCAGATTTTACAATAGATATTGATTGAATTGATTGTGCTTTGATATGAATAGTACCATCTGAATATGGCATATAGGGTGAGAACCCAACCGATACAGATCCTTGTTCATTTTGGTGATATACCAATGTAACTCCATCTTCAATATGAATCTGATCATCATTTTGACTTAATATTGTACAGATAATTTCTTCACCTGATGTAAATTTAATTAATTGAATCTCACTCATAGTCATCTCGCTCCGCTAAAAAATTTATAAAATTTGCTGCTGTATCATTATCATAAAAAAACTTAAGCAATGACTCCTCTGATATTATATGCATAGCATAAAGCATTAATTGCTTATCTTTAAAGATTGAGAGTTTAATTTGCCAATTGCCCCGACGAACGGTTTGAAAGGATATTAAATGTTTGCTTATATTTGTTTTCATGACAAAGTATTTATAAGGGAGATTACTCTCCCTTAAATTAATCACTAATATTATTTGGTATATTTTACACCATCAACCCATCTTCAGCCAAAAATTGTTTGGTATCTGTAACCACTGAAGGGTTAGGTCCACCAATTTCAATCTTACGTGGTTTCTTAGATTCAGGAATTACATTCTCTAATTTAACACATAAAATTCCATCAACATACTCTGCACCCAATACCTCAACTGTATCCACAATGCGGATAGTTTTGGTGAAGGCTCTAGCAGAAATGCCTTTATGAAGATAATCTACATTTAGCATGAAGGTTAGTTCTTCATCAGTTGGTTTCTTTTCGCCCTTTATGGTTAAGAGACCATCTGCAACTGTGATATCAATTTCTGATTTAGAAAATCCGGCCACAGCCAATTCTACTACATAATTATATTCATCTAGTTTGATGATATTGTGGGGTGGATATTTTTCTGCAGATTGACTACCAGATGCGCCTGCGGCTTGTAGAATTCGATCTAATTCATAGAACATTGAATCGTATCCTAATGATGTACCTAAGATACTGTGGTGGATTGGTCCAAAAGACATGCGACCCGTTGCTATATTTTTCATACTATTCTCCTATTAAGCGAGTTTTTAAAAAGATCTACCCCGAAGGCATAGATGTAAAGCAGGAACTTCAACGAGATACAGGCTCTCAGTTCCGTATGCTTTCCTGTACTGCATATTATTTATAATAGGGAATATACTAGTCCGACTGGCCTGTCAGTAACCCGCGGAAGGTCACAGTCTAGAACGACTCCGCATATATTGATTAAGTGGCACTAATATATTCTCTATTATACCATACTACGGGATTTTGGCTTCAATTGCCTGGTCGAGTTCAGTATGCTTTGGTAGGGATTCTGTTACTAGGACCCTACCGAACCCTAAGCAGTTTTTAGGCTGCTAATGCGAAAGCGAATTCATGAATTATATAAATAATAATATGAAAACACATATCTTGCCTTACGTATATTTATTAACCCACAAAACAACAAATGAATTTTATATTGGGTTTAGATGTTCAAATAAAGTTCCTTCATCTGAAGATTTAGGATTTAAATATTTTACATCTTCAAAAACAGTTAAATCAAAATTTAATGAGTTTGATATACAAATTATTGCTGAATTTTTTGATAAAGATTCAGCCTATCAATTCGAACAATCACTAATACAAGAAAACTTCTCAAATCCATTAATACTCAATAAACATTGGCAATCTACTACAAAATATTCAATGCTAGGATTTGCTAGACCAGATTTAGCAGAATATAATAAAAAAACCAAATCAAAACCAAAAGAAACTAGAGAGTATGAATGTACCTTTTGCAGAGATACTTTCTATAAACTAGAATTCATTCATCATCATCGACAATTACTTCCCTTCTGTTCTCTTAGTTGTTGTGCTAGATTTAATGGTAAATATGGCAAAAAAACTACTAAGGGAACTACATTCAAAAGAGATAAACCCAGTTGGAATAAAGGTTTATCTGGTAGTACATGTTTTTCTACAAACAATCCAATGAAAAATCCTGAATCTATTAAAAAAATGTTAGAAACTAGAGCCAAAAATAAATTAAAAATAGTGCCGGTATTGGATGACAAGGAACCGGCGAACCCAGACTAAGCCGCTAAGGCATAGTTGTAATTGCTATCATTTGCATTTACGATTTTTTGTATTTAACGTGATCCCACGTGTTGACTCTTATCCTATCCCACGCTGTCGAAACCTGGTCAGGCCCATCAGAAGCATACTATCTCGCTAAAGACATAATCCTTACGGGACCTTAGTGACAATATGCTTTTGGTGGACCTGGGCGGAATCGAACCGCCGTCCAACATGTATTACTTTAGAGCTTCTACAACAATGTTAAAACAAATTTAACTACAATTACTGAAAATACGACTACCGCAAATAATGTTATTGCATAGCATTTCATTTTGTTCTACCTAATTAGTATGTTCGTCAATAATATCTTGAAGAGCTTGACTAATGGGTTTATACGTATGAAAATGTAATTTTTCATATTTGGCATCATTTTTATCCCTAGAACTTTTAATTGCTCTAGCTCTAGCTGCTGCTTCAATAATAGTTGCATACATACTTTTACCTGTAGCTTCTAGATTTACTTCCATTGCCCTTGCCACATCTACTCTTTGTACTTCACGTTTTTTCATTTTTATCCTAATAACAATAGTTGTTTACAATTACTTGTCCTGCAACATATACACTTTGTAACTCACAATACATACCTAATGGTGTAGGAGAATTAACAGGATATACATAAACTGTTCTTTGTTGAGGTTGTTGTTGTACATAAACAATTTGCTGTGGATAAACCTGTTGCATTTGTTGTCTATGTTGTTGTTGCATTCTACTTCCAACTTGACTACCAATAACAGCTCCGATAGCAGTGGTAACTAACTTACCTGAACCACCACCAATTTGGTTACCAATTACTCCACCTGCAATACCACCTATAATTTCGCCGGTATAATCATCTGCATTAGCACTAATAGATGCTAAAAGTAATACAGTAATCAATGCAATTTTTTTCATAATAAAACTCCTTTATCAATTTATAGAACCATTATAACATATTATCTAATTAAAGTACAGTATTATTATGCTCTTTGGATGGACTAAGTAGCGAATTCAATCCATCCCGTCGAGTCAACGTCACGGCCCTGAGGTGTGATCTTTTTACTAAGGTGCAGGAACAGATTGTTGTTGAGCTTCTGCTTCTTCAATTGCAGCGGCTTGAGGATTACCTTGAGTTTGAATTTTGTTAATTAATCCAACTACTTCATCAAATGGATGTCTGCTTAACACTTTTAAAATTGTGTTTATTTCTTGAATTTCTAATTCTAATTTAATTGCGGCCATATTGTTCTTCCTATAAAATTATAAAATTACTGCTTCTTTTTGTTCCCAATATTATACTTAGGAACTAATTCCCAATCAGTTTTTTCCTTATATGATACTATTTTAATTTGAGATAGAATAGATCCTGGATCCATATCTAACTTATTTACAATAGTCAATAATTCCCAATCTTGAAGTAATAATGCAATTGCATTTCTACGTTCAATATCACTAATTGAAATGTTACTTTCTTTACCATCAAGTGCAAAAAGTTCTTTAAAATGGACAATAAAGTATCTACCTTGCTTATGTAATATATGGCAAGATTGATATAGTTTTTTGTCCTTACGTGATGCAATACCAATACGAGTTAATGTTTCTCTAACTTTAAGAAAATTATCAGGTTCAAGTAATGTTATTTCCAACATAGACTCAGGAGTCCAGTCGTAATAGATTATTTCGTTAGTCATGTAGTTCCACCCTTATACAGTTTATCTTCAATTATTATTATTTTTTCATCGGACAGAATACTCAACACTTCCAGTGCTCTGACTTCATTATATTTATAATATACCATAATTGCATTTAATCTATCAGGAGTTACATCTTTCTTAACCCATTTAGAAAATCGACGTTTCTTTGGTACACTATGCAATAAGAAATCAAATTGCATTTCATTATCTAAATCATAATATCTATTCATCTCATTTGCATACATAATGGTATCAGCAAAATAAGATAACCCTCTATTCACCATAAAGGCTTTATAATCTTTAATGGCTTGTGGATCTTTAAACAAATCTATTTTAGTATCATTAATTGAATTTAAAAAATCAAAAGGAGTCATTTAAATTTTACCTTCTTCACATTATCCATATCAGCTTGAAAACTTGTATTAGGATACGTTTTTTCTAAATAAGTTTGTATCTCTTTACGATTTGTACCTTGAGCTAAAAACACATCGGTCTCTTTATTATACAAATAAAACATATCTTTATTTCGTTCAATCAATACCTTAATCTTTGGTATCTTTTGTGGTTCAATTTCATCTATTGTTTGTACTGTTTTAAGTAATCTATGCAATTGATATTGGGCATAACATTCTCTGAGTTTCCACCCAATGAAAATGAATCCAAAAATAGCAATAATATTTGTTATAAGAACTTGCATTGTATCATAATCTCTGTCATGGCAGCCATTAGGTTAATCTCAGCATCTGCAATAAAAGCATTTCGATATTGGTATTCAGCAATAATTAATACTAATTGTGGAATTGTACTTTGTACCATATGTTCAGATGCACTATCATATAACTCTCGGAATATGTATGAAGGTTCACCATCTGAATTCTTGGCAACCCACTTACGAACCTCGGTAAAGTTCTTATCCTTTAAATTACCAATAAGATCTTTGAATGATTCTTTATTTATATTTACAAGAATACCGGAATCAATCTTACCTGAAACTGAATAACGCTGTAACTCATTCAATACTCTACGAAAGTCAGGAAAATGTTTAGTTACTAACTCTGCCACAACTTTGGGATCGTATTCAATCCCTTCTTGTTTTAGAATATTAATGGCCCTTTTGAAGAAGGTGCCTGCTAGCTCTTGCTTGTCTTTGGAATCGATTTTAAAATCGATAACAGCACAACGAGAATGTAATGGTTCAATGATACGATTTTTGAAGTTACATGTGAAAATGAAACGACAGTTTGCTGAGAACTCTTCGATGAAAGAGCGCAAAGCTGGTTGAATGGTTTGAGCATTCATGTAGTCCGCTTCATCTATAATGACAACTTTTTTAGAGTCGGTAAGAGATACGGTAGATGCAAAGCCACGGATGGTAGTTCGAAGAATATCGATACTACGACCCTCATCTGAACCGTTAATGAACAGATATTCAGCACCAATCTCATTGCATAATGCTTTTGCAACTGTGGTTTTACCAATACCTGCTGTTCCTGTTAATAGAAAGTTTGGTAGTTGTCCTTGTACAATATAGTCTTTAAATGACTGTTTGATTGTAGAAGGAAGTACACATTCATCTATTGTTTGCGGACGGTATTTCTCCGTCCAAATGAATTCATTTGGATCACCTATTATCATAATATAAACCCTTTATTAAAATGAAAAGGTTGAGTCTGCTTCAATTGCCACGTAATATGTCATATCAGAAGAACAAAAGCGAGAGATCTTTTTTGAAGAGATCGATACATCATAATCGCCGGGTAATAATTTAAGATTATCCACCTTAAGATTAACGGTAAACTCTTTATCGGTTTTACCAATCACTGAATTATATGCATTTGCTGTGGCATTTTTCTTATCACCAACTTGAATGGTCATTTCTTCACCATCACCAACAATTGAGATGTCTGTGGTTTTTAATACAGATGCAACTTTACGAATTGATTGTAAAATGCTTGATTGTAATGTAAAGTTAATCTCAGCTTCAGGGAACTTAATCTCTTTAGTTGCGTATGTTAATACACTAGGATCCGCTGCAAAGTATTTGATGTTTGTTTTACCTTCAGAGATGGTAACAAATTTATTACTAAACTCTAAATCAGGATTTTCAAATAGACTCATAATGCCTAGAAATTCATTTAGGTCATAGATACCAAACCCAGTTTCAGGAACATTAAATGTTTCAGGTACAATTGCATCAGCGGCTAATGCTTTGCCAACAGATAGAGTACTAAGTTTAGTTCCAGGTTTAATGAGAAGATTACTATTAATCTCCGCAAAATTCTTCAATTTATTAATTGTTTCTTTACTCAAGTTCATGTGTTATCCTTTACCTAAAAGATCATTATATATCAATGACGAATTATTGTACAATTTATTTTTGAGACTTTTGTGCTACTCGATATAGTATTAAATAACCAATTAAATCTTGAATAAGATCTTCATCTTCATCTTCCTGTCTATTTAATAGACGATTTAGTTTGTCATCAATACGAACTCGAATTTGTTCAAGAGCATCTGTCTTAGCAAAGATTCGAATAGGATTGATTGCACTATCACCATACTTTCGATTCTTTGTAAGTAGTAACTCTTTAATAGCTTCACATTCCTCCACAATGAAGTCCTGTGAAGACTTTTTACTATATCCTTGTGCTATCATATTTTCTCCTAGAATGAATTGTCATCATTAGTTGTATTAGTATCAGATGATGGAACATCAGGATTTGAAACTTTATCAAACAAATCTTGAAAAGCTGCTTTAGTTGTATTATCAAAACGATTACAACATAATTCAATTGCTTTCTTTTTGTTCTTAAAGATACTAAATGCACGAATGATGTGTGTCATACGACGTGTGGTGATTGTTTCATCAACTCCACCATCATCAAATGTGCGACGAATAGCATCAGCCCATTTAACAAGAGTTTCAGCAAACTCAACATCTTTACAATTATAGAAGTCCATAAGATTTGAAATGATTTTCAATTCAATCTTAGCATTTGGATATTCTTGTTCAAAAGTAACAGCAAAGCGTTCAAGGAAAGCTTCATTTAAAATGTTGGTACCAATATAACGACCATCATCTGAACCTTTACCTTTTGTATTTGCAGTTGCAATGATGTTAAAACCCTTGGTAGGTAAAATCACTTCATTTTTAAGTTTGAAGTAGTATGGTTTGCCTTCAAGAATTGGTTGTAAACATAACAAAGTATTTGCAGAACCTGCATCAACTTCATCCAACAAAAGTGTGGCTCCTGCTCTCATTGCAATTAAAACAGGACCTTCAACAATCACAACATTACCATCTTCAAGAGTTTTAGAACCAATTAATTGGTCTTCATCTGACATCATATTCAAGTTAACGCGAATAAGATTTTTGTTATGTGTTGCACAAATCTGTTCGATCATTGTTGATTTACCATTTCCGGTAGGACCTGAAATGTAAGTAGGATAGAAGATACCTGCTTTGATAATTGTTTCCACATCTTTGTGGTTACCAAATGGTACATAGTTATCATCAATCTTAGGAATGAGTGATAATTTTACTGTAGGTGTATTCACAACTTCATCCTCACGATAGCTACCTTTAACAGCATACAAACCACGTTGTACACGATGTGACAATAGAAATCGTGGGAAGTAAGAAGTTTTTACATCCTTCATTACTGCTTCAATATTTTTAGTGGTGATAGTTCCTGTAGTTTTAGTATCAGGGAACATTTCATAAAGTCTTGTTTCAAAAATTTCGTTCTTAGTCATAGTATATTTCCTTCTCAATTAATCATTTGATAGAACCATTATATCATATTATCTAATTAAAGTACAGTGCTTTATGCAACATAATCAATAAAATTAGATAAAAGAATTCTTGATGTCTTTTTAGTATTTAACATTTTACCAAATTTTTTAGCAATTGATGCAGCAGAAACAGTTGGATCAATATCACTTAGCGTTGTATCTATAATTTTAGTTGAAGATAAAGGAATGATAAACAAATCATCTCTTCCTGTACCTTTCAATGAAGCATAACCTTTTTCACGAATTTCTTTTTTCATACGAGCAACAATTGGTAATGAGTTTGTTTCATTTTCATTATGTGTTCTAACAGCTACTGTTAATGAACTTTGGCTTATGCCTGTTAAAAAGAACCCTAATATTGTAACATCATGGTGGTCTTTAATCATATTCAATAAAGTATTTGTATGTGATGATGAATGATAACCATTAATTTCATAATTCTTTTTAGTGATAGGATCAACTAAAAAGTGTTTAACTTTCACCATTTTCATAATACCGTCAATTGAAACATACTTATTGCTTTGCATATTTTCATTACCACGTAATTTATCACCTGCACCATCCGTAAGAGTAATGAATGTCAATTTTTCAACGTTATGTTGATTTTTAAATATATTGATATATGTATCCATATAAACAAGAGATTCATTTAAAGGAGTTTGTCCTAATGATAAAATTTTACTACGTAATTTTAAATTTAATACCATATTGTTGAATTCAATATTAGTCATTTTGTGACTAAAGAATTCAAGTAAACTAACTCTTTCAATATTTGGATTTAAAACACCATCATTTGTATTTGTTCTATTGCCTTTTGAATCATATGGGTTATTCAATTTATAATCTTCATTTGCCCATTGTGAAGAGAATGCCATCACTTGGAATGGAATTTGAGCTCTACGACAAAACATTGCTAGGTTAATTACTTGATCGATAGTCTCATCAATACATTTATTCATAGAACCTGACCAATCTAATAAGAACAACATGCCATGGTTTTTACCTTCTTTGACAGCATTAATCCGTTTAAAAATGTCTTCAGACAATTTGTAGTTATACAACTTACGAGTATCTAATTGTCCTGTTTTAGAAATTGTAGTACGTTTATACATACTAGCAGCTTTTTTCATTTCAAATTCTTTAACTAAGTAGTTAACTACACCTGTTGAACTTGATTTAAACTTTTCAACTTGTTCTAATTTATAAGTTGGAATATAATAATCAGCATATCCTTTAAAGAATTTAGCAATTTCAGTATGTGGAACTAATGGATTATAATTAAATTTACCAACTGTCCAATATTTGTATATGATAGAAGCATCTGATAATTCTTCAATTTTCTTTTGATATGCAACATCAGTTGAAGCGGTAATATCTTCATCAATATTTTGTTGGTCATATTGTTTTTGAGCTGCTTCAGTTTGTTCTTGTTCATCTTCTTCTGAGTCATCATCTGAGTCATCGGCATCATCTTGATCATCATCTGAGTCATCTGAGTTATCATAATCATACTCATCATCATCTGATTGACCATCTGATTCTTTAACTTCATCAGTTTTATCTTTATTAAGATCTTCTTGTTTTTTAGCACTTTCTTCTTTTGCTAATTCAAACAATTCTCTAGCCAATTGAATAACATCTTGGATAGTTTCAGTATGTTCTGCACGTTCAATATATGTCTTTTCTTTCTTAGTGAAAGAAACACCACAAGCAAAACCTGCTTTGAAGTATAAGTTAATACGATCGATTAAATTGATATCAGAAAGATCTTTATTTTTAACACCAAAGAAATCTCTATCTGTTAATTCAGCATAACCAAGTGAAAAGGTTTTACGTAAACCGGGATAACGACGTTTCATGAATTTTTCAATACGTACATCTTCCAACACATTTAAATAACCGTGGAATTTTGGTTCATCTTTGAATTCATGTTCAAAGTATTCTGTGGTTGTATATAGTGCATGACCAACTTCATGTCCAACCAACATACCTGTAAGATCAGGTGTCATGTTTTCCCAGATAGGAAGGGTTAGAATTCGTTTGTCAATTTGAAATGATGCAGTTGATACATTGCTATGGACAATTGAAATGTCCTCATTGGCAAGTAATTTTGCTATTAAATCTGTTGCTTTATTTTCCATCATATAGTTTCTTTCTCAATTTCAATTTATGATACCATTATATCATATTAATGAATTAAAGTACACAGTTATTTTGGATTAATTTCATGCAATGTTATTTCTTGTTTAGTAACATTTGGATGATTATTTAGGAATGTATTTAGATTTTCTATATTTGTAAATAATTCGGTGAATGTATGATTTGTTTCAGGAATGATTGCATGTAGTATAATGATTAAATTTGTCATAATTAGTTTATTTCTCAATTAGTTAAGTAACCATTATACCACAAATGCTAATTAAAGTACACAGTTAAGTTGAACAAATTATAGAAAATTCATTTTTCTTTTCAAATCTAATTGTGTTCTCAAACTTATCAAGTAATTGATCTCCCTTATGGGATATTACATAAACATTATGACCTAAAGGCATCTCATTTAATAATTGCATAAGCATCTCTGTACCTGATGCATCTAAACTTGAGTCAAAGATCTCATCCATAATTAATAGATTTGTATTTGCTGAATTCTTTATCTTAGCTATTTCTCTCCATGAAAACAATAATGCCAAATCAATCTTTTGTTTTTCACCTTCAGAAAATAATGAATAAGTAAATTCATCACGATGACGAGATTTAATAACTTCATTAAATCCATCATCTAATTCAAAATGAATAAAGAAGTCCATTGCAGTTAAATACTTATTAATAAGTTTATTCATTGCAGGCAAATATTCTCTAATGATTGCGGTTTTAATACCTGTATCTTTAAGTAAAATTTGTGCTGCTTCTTGAAGATTTCTCTGTTCCAATAATGTATTTTTATTGGTAATGAGAAGCATAGCATCTTCTGCAATAGTTTTTAATTTCTTTTTCTCAACATCAATATCACCTGTATTTAATTTTATTTGCTCAATCTCAGATGTATGTTCAGTAATTTGATTATTTAATATAGTAATGGTATTATTATATGTTGATATGTCAATATTCTTATCAGTAATTTGATTTGATATTTCCAAAATAACATCAATTTGATTTTGTAATTTAACAATAACTTCATCTAATTCAGTAATTTTTGCTAAATTACTTTCAATAGTTGTATTTAAATCCACAATTACTTTTTGTTTATGAATCTCATTAATATCTTGAGAACATGATGGACACACATCATTGTTTGAAAAGAAGTTCATATCATGGGCACATGACTCAATGGTATGACGAGTCTTAACCTTAAGAGATTTGGCCTTATCAATATTCAATAATATTTCTTTCTCTTTAATGGTTTTTGCTTTTAAATTTGTTATCTCTTCATTTAATTGTACAATAACGGATCTTGCAGATTGAATTTCAGAAGCATTGTTATCTATTTTCTTTTGAATATTTGCAATAGTATCTTGTTTGGAATTAACCAATACCTCAATTAAATTCTTTTGGGATTCAATCTTAGTTTTTTCAGTAATTACTTTATGCTCAATATTATTTAAATTGTCTTTAGTTTCAGTTACCTTTTCTTTAAGAATGGAATTCATGACCGAGAATACTCTGATGTCTAAAATATCTTCAATAACTTCTCTACGTTGACCTGTTGGGAGTTGCATAAATGGGACAAAAGAAGAACTACCAAGAATAATAACTTGGGTAAAGGTTTTATAATTTAGTTTAAGGATTTGCTGCTCTAATACCTTTTGATAATCTTTAAGGGCAGCATCTTTATTAATTAATTCATTATCACAATATATTTCAAAAATATTGGGTCTAATACCCCTAATAATTTTATACTCTCTATTGTTTGCTTCAAATGTAACTTCAACTAAACAATTTTTCTTATTGATACTATTGATGAGTTGATTCTTATTAACATTACGAAATGGTTTACCAAATAATGAAAATGTAAGTGCATCCAACATTGTGGATTTACCTTCACCATTGGTACCAACAATAAGAGTTGAGGTATGACTATCTAATTGTAACTCATTGGCCACATTTCCTGTTGATAGAAAGTTCTTCCATTTTATTGTTTTAAAGGTTATCAATGTTTAATCTCCCAATTAAAACCTATAAGTTTATATATACATTTACGAAAAAAAGATGGTTGTTCTTTGACATTAATTGTCACATTACCTTCATCAATATTAAAACCTTTATTACCACCACCACCACAAGCACCATTGAAATTAACAAGACTTCCAGTTCCACCTGCTCCACAAATACTATAACTAACTTTAATTGATTGACAATTTGAAAAATCTAAATCTAATGGTATTTGTTCTCTTAATGGCCAAAAAAATTCTATTTCTTGTTGATACATATTATACCTCCATATTTAATGCTTCAACATATAAAGCTTTCATATATGTTTTAATCTTTTCTTTATCCATATCTGTTTGTACACTATCAATATAATGTGATAATACACTAATGGTATCTTCTAGATTAATTTCTTCATTAACTTCACCATCAGAGAATTCAGACAGATCTTCAATTATCTTAATGTCATAACAACCTTTAGCATATAATTGAGTTACAAACTTATCAAACTTATAATAATCAGTTTTCTTAACCACAACTAATTTTACAAATGCATCTTTAAGTGCCATTCCACGTAAATCAATTGGTTCTCCATCTGAGTCATCATATTCTAATTTAACAAAAATTGTATAATAATTTTGAATAAATTCTAATTGTCTAGTCTCAAGATCAAATGTATGGAACCCCTTTGGATCTCCATAATCCTGCCATGTCATCTCAGCAGGAGTACCAACATAAGTAATATTTTCTTGTTTAGATTTAGTATGATAATGACCTGACCAAACTTGTTCATATTTCCTAAACAAATCTTTACTTATTCCATCATGACATTCCATACCTCGATACATTGCAAATCCTGCAATCTCAAAATGACCTACACATATATCTGATTTACTATTCTTAATGAATTCATGGATTTCTTTTTCATTCTCAGGACATATCCATGGAATGATATCGATAAATGTTTTATTTCTAGAAATTGTGGTGGGTTTAGTATGAACATTTACGTTTCCATATTCACCTAATACCAATGAGGATGAGTTAACCTCCAATGACTCACGCCAATAGATATCATGATTACCCACAAGGGTATGTAAAGTAATGTTATGTTTTTCTAATTCGTCAAAGAAATATTTCTTACAAGCAGACAATGAATAATAATTGATGTATTTACGGCGATCAAATAGATCTCCCAATTGTATTACTGTATCAATATTATTTTCAATCAGATATGGGATGAATTGATCCATATAGAACTTTTGAAAGTACTCATGGAATACTTTTAAATCATTACGTGCACCAAAGTGTGTATCACCAAGAATGGCTATCTTCATGTATTGCTTTCCTCACTTAATTCATTATTATAATACAACCCTCAATTAATGTACAATTTAATTAGGATAATGTTTAATCTCAAGTATAGACTCCGGTGGTTGGGTTGCCGCAAATGTTGATGCTAGTTCAAATGTTTTAAACCATTTAAAAAGCGCCTTAAACTCACCTTTAACATATGATACTTTATACATATACTACTCCCTGATTATTCAATGAATTCCTCTAAATTTGGTTGGTTTTTCTTTGTTTTTTCTTTCTTTTTCTCAATAAAATCGTCAAAATTGTCATTATTTTGCATAAATTCTATATAGCTATTAATATAGTGACTATCATCATCATGACCTTGAAGTTCAAAAGATTCAAATGTCATATCTCTCATTAGCTTACCCTTAATAACACTTTGTTTCTTTTCTCTTGCTATACGACGTAAGAAAGCAAAGTAAATGATTTGGGTGAAGTATGCAAAAGGATTGCTTGATTTATCCGGATCAAAGTTATCTATATACCTAAGACAATTTTCTATACCATCTGAAATCATTTCATCTTTATATGAGTAGTTAATGAAGTTAGATTTATATGATAAATGATTGGCAATCTTAAGAATGCATTCACCGATATAATTAGAAACTTGTGGACGTTCGGCATCTACCACTAAAGCTGCATTGACCAATATTTTATATTTTATAAGTGCTGCTAAGAAATCCGGATTGTTTACGTAATGAGCTGATGCCATATTATTGCCTTTATTATTATATTAGATTCATTATACAACATTAATTGATATAAGTACAATTTAATTACAACCTAAAATAAATTGTACATTAATTCTTTTTAGTGTTATTATATCTTTATTGGGACCGTTAAGTAATGCTTAATGTAATATATTATTACTTTCTAATTCAATATTCAATTCAAAATCATCATATTCATATTCATCATAATTATCATTAAATATAGATTCTATGATGTCATCAGATGATTCTTCTACATTAGTATTATCTTCTTTATTTGTTTTAATGATTACATCGTTATACCTTTTTGCAAGTAATGGCATACTTGATGCAGTAAACAATATTTGATTGGTTGATATGGTAAATTCTGAATCATAAGACCAAAAACATAATGGTACAAATGTAATTGAATCTGATTGAGGATTATACATTATTTCAAATGGATTAGATATTGTTATTGTAAAGTCATCCATATTAAGAATAACTCCAACCACATCAACACCTGATGTTAATTTTATTATTGATACTTCTGTCATAATACCACCTCTATTAATTTCACCGAGAATTCCTCCTCGGTATATAATTTGTATCTTTCAGCGGCATGCTTAATGGTATGATTTCTCCAAGATTTATATGAGAGATCATCCGCAATGTCATATAAACTACAATAGGTTTTTCCATTATTTAACCTAAGGCCTCTTCCAATCGATTGTAAGTTTCTAATTTTAGATTTAGAGGGTGATGCAAATATAATATTCTCGATTGATGGTATATTTATTCCTGTGGAATATACACCAAATGAAGCAATAATAATCGCATTGTTTTCTTCTGCCACAATATGTCTTATATTTTCTCTATCTGCCACTTCAGTACCACCATGAATAAAAAATACTTTTCTATTCTCATCTACCTTAGTTGAAATTAAATCAAATAAGATCTTACCATGTTTCTCCACATATTGGAATAATAGTAATGTATTACCTTCAGTTTTTAATGTTAGATTACGTATAAACTTATTTCGTTTTTCATTTCTAACAATAAAGTCCATTTCTTGTGGATATGTGGCTTTATTCATTTCTTTTCTAATTGATTCATCATACTTTAGAATAATACCATTAATTCTAAGCTCTGATAGTTTTTGCGAATCCATTAACTTTTTAGTGGTGGTTACTTTATAAACAGGTCCAAATACCCCTTCTAACACTAACTTATTAATCTTAGAATCATCCAATGAACCTGTTGTACCAATTCTATATTTGGTATCGGTTAACTTCTCCATAATGGAGGTCAAAGATCTTGCTTTAAATTGATGTGCTTCATCACCAAACAATACATCAAATTGATCGAACCAATTCTTTGGTTGTCTAAATATAGATTGCCATGTGGTTAGTAATACTTCTTTAGTGAAATCCTTACTAAATCCTGAATATAATTTTTGACAATATTCTGAAGTATCCCATCCATTTGCAGATGAATAATCTTCAAAATCAGAAAATAATTGTTCAACCAAACTTGTTGTTGGTACCACAATCAAACATTTTTTATCATTCTCAAGGTGCCATCTCATAATGACATATATGATTAAACTCTTACCTGAACCGGTTGGAGATAATAGAATAGAACGATTATTATATATTCCCTGGTATATGGCTTCAATTTGATAATCTCTAACCTCTATTGGATTACCTTTACCATATAGATTCAAAGATTCAACATATGATTTTATTTCTTCAATTGTTACTTTAGTCTTAGAAACAACTTCATTTTTGTATTCAATCTCAAGGTCATTTCGTTCTGCAAACTTAATTAAATAATCCAATAGACCAACATATAAAGTCTTTCTAAGCATATCAAAAAGTCTTAGACGCCCATCCCATATACGAGCCTTAAAGGCTGGAGTAAACCTAGCACCCGGAACCTCAAAGGTAAAGAACTGGGAAATATCTTGTTCTATACCATGATCATCACACATAACTCGTAAATATACCTCATTTAACTTTTCTACTTTAATTTGCATTTTTCACCGTGCCACCTATTATATCCTTGTTCACCAAATACATTATTGCAATATGGACAAGTAATTTTTCTATTTGCCCTTTTTATTGCAGACTCTTTATACTTATCGGTGTTTCTGTTTTCCCATGCTTTACTTATTTTATCTTTTACTTCTTGCCTCTTTGCAGGATTATTATCTCCTTTTATACCACACTTAGAATTATCTCTTTTATCCATTTTTCCTTCTTTCCAAGCATTGGTCATTCCTTTTATTTTATTTTCTTTTAATGCTTTAGAACTAAAGTTAGATTGATTTAAACTATTATTAAATACACAATTAGATCTTCCTTGTTTCCAACCAATAGGAATTTCTTTACTTTTTAATATATAAACATCATTAATTCCATCGGTAATCCATCTCTTATTTGATACAGTATCTCCACCATCACCTTCTTCTAATTTTAAGTTTGCCCATTCATTAGAATTAATGATGTTATATTCCAAACTTTTTTCTATTGCATAATTTTTAAAATTATTAAAATCTTCACATTCATAAATTAATTCGGTTTTAATTATATCACCATATTTTTTAAGATGTCTTTTCCATAATTTACCTGAACCTTTATAATTATTATATTCTTCACCATCTGATCTAGTATAACATAGATATTTTAATCCAGTGCTAATATGGGTTTTAATCATTAATTTATGTGTTTGCATATTATCTCCTTTATAATATTTATAAAAGAACTGAATTCAACCATCATTACATTCCAGCAAGGAATTGCTTCCATGCTATTCCATTTTTAATTTGAAAGTCTCTAGAACGAATTTGTCCTAGTATGGACTCTAATAGGTATATCATGGAAGACAAATACTCTATTTTTAAAGTGATACCATTAAGAGAATCATCACCGGTAAGGATCTCATCCATCTCATTCTTAAGTGGTTTGATTCCTTGATATTGATCCCATCCTTCATTCTTTAGTTCCTCTCGTGTCATCTCACCACGATAGTATCTAAATTTTATCTTTCTAATTGTATTGTAATCCGAGTTCAATTTTGATAGTTTTAATTTTGCCTCTATCAAAAGCTTAATATATTTTGAATGTAACTTTGGTGTTGATGTGGCAGCTTCTCCAAGATAGTTATCATCTATCCCACAATCTTGCTCCCACATCACTTGAATTTCATCTATTTTCATAACAACTCCATAATATTATATTGTATTTATACCGTCATAAATTCGTAGTAACTAAATCTAAATGATGCAGTTCCTGTTAGATATTGTACATCTTGACTTGTGCTTAAAAATGTTAATGCTTCTAAACTAACCGGAAATATATCCCTAAATTGAATTGAAGATACCACATTATTGGAACTATTTAAGATCTGCAATACTGCATCTGAATAATTCTTTGATAATTCAGCACGGGTAAATCCCATATTATCCTCTGCAATAAAATCTGTATATTGCTTATAATCATGGGGAAAGCCTAACCCCTTCATCCAATTGAATATGGATGTGTAGTTCTTCATATCCTCATCAACAATAAATTGCAATTCAAGTGAGCCAAATGTAAGCATCTCACCTGGAATTGGAACTATTACAAATGGAGTTCCTTGATCAATTGATCCTAAACTAATATTTGGTAGATTAACTTGTTGTGAAAAGAAATTCACATCAGGTAATTTTGTGATATTGAATAGGAATCCATTAGGAGATAATGGATTAATATTAGATGGCATTGGGCAAGTTAATGTAGACATAATTGTTCCTATTAGTGATACTATATTTATTATATACTATTTATAATATTTTGTACAATAAAAAAGGGGATCCAAAGATCCCCAACATAATGCAGTTCCCTTACGGGTATTATTACATTAAGTTTGTAACAGCAACACGACGATAGTAGTAGTTTTTGTTAGCAATCAAATCACCTGTAGAACCTGATGAATCATCAAGATCAACAAATGGGTTTGCAACCATACCGTAACGAGTTTTGAAACCAATTTTTGGTTGGAAGCTTTGTGGATCTACAGCTCTAACAAGTTGTAAAGGAACATAAGGACAGTAGAATAAACCTGCATCAAATGCTGAAGTACCTTTATAACCTACAGTGAAGAACTGTGTAGCACCTTGGTTTGCTGAATATGGGTCAACATAAACTTTATATTTACCATTCAATACGCCGGCGAATGTTGTTGAAGCTTCGTCAACATTCAATGAAGTGCTTAAAGCAGGAGCGTAATCAAGAACACCGGCCATTGCTAATGCAGATGCAACATCTGAAGAGCAAAGGATGAAGTTACCACGACCACGACGAGTTTGTTGTGCAATCGCATTGGCTTCACGTTCGATTTGGAACAATAGACCTTTGAATTTTTCAACAGACCAACGACCATTTGAGTCAACATCTAAGTCGAAAGTACCTGCAACTGCTGTACCAACTTGAGCACCTGGTTTAGCTGTTTTATAAACAGTACGGATAACTTCACGGTTGATTTCAGCAAGAATTTCTGTTGAAAGAATTGTTGATAATTCAGCTTCAGCGTCAAGACCATGAACTGATTTCAAGTCTTGTGCTAATTCAACTGAGTACTCAGCTTTAAGAGCACGAGTTTTAGCAACAACTGAAGTTTTCTCAATTGAGAAAGACATTTCAGCAAAAGTACCATCACCAGAACCGCCTTGGCCTAAACGTTCAGCAGCTGATGTAGAGATACCGCGACCGATATCATAAGTACCAGAAACAGGGTTTGAACCACCGTTAGCTGTACCGTCACCAGAGAAACCTGCATCTGCTTCGTTAAACAAAGCTTCTGTACCATCTTGTGATGTATATTTTGATTTCATTGCAAAAATCAAACCAGTAGGTTGTGTCATTGGTTGTACACCGCAAATGTCGTAAGCGATCATTTGTGGCATTGCACGACGTACTAAACTGATCAATACTGGATCGAATTTAGCAACACCGTTTGCATCAGGCATGGCACCTGCATGGTTAGTTGGAGAATCTTCAAAAAGAACTTGTGAAGTTTTTAACATTTCGCGTTCTTGGTTTTCCAAAAGAATCGCTGTAACTTCCTTACGGTAGTTATCTTTAATAGCAGGCAATGAACTATGTTCTAGTATCGGTGCCCATTTTTTAATTAGATCTTGACGTTGTGTCATTTTAATTTCCTTTTTTATTATTTTAAGTTGTTTAATGCTGACATGTAATTTTTCATTTGAGGAGCAACATATGTTTCAGCCTCTTCATTTAAAGAAACAGGTGCATCTGTTACAATAGACTCAACAACTTTCGTTGTTACCTTGTTTGTGAAATAGTTTTCACGAATTGTCTGAACCTTATTCTCAAAAGTATCAGCATTTTCAAATACTAATTCTTCTGCTAAACCGGTGAACTTTTCAACTTCTGTATCTGTCAAACCGTTACATGCTTCTCTAACAATTTCAGCACGAACAGCTTCAGAAATGATTTTATTCATTTCAACATTAGCTGCTAATTGTTCATCCAACTTATCTTGTAGTTCTTCAATAGCTGCTTCCATTTGACCAACAACATCAAATTTTTCTTCAGGAATATCGATATAATTTTCTTCGAATAAACCTTTCAAACCGGAAACAAAATTCTCAAGGATTTCAGACTTCATACCACGTTCAAGGGCAATTTCATTTTGTGCAATCCACGTCTCAACTATATAGTTAAGGTATCCATCAACTTTTTCAACAAGACCCTCTTGATTTTCAGCAGCGGCTTCTTCAAGACGTGCTTCAAATTCTTCTTCTAAGTGAGCAACTTCTAGCTTCACTCTATTAAGAATAGCAGCTTCAAAAATTGTAGTTGCTTTCTCTTTAAACTCTTCAGATAAATCTTCACCATTAACTAGTGCATCAATATCTTCTTTAACTGAATTAATAACCGTCTTATCACCGGCTTCAGCTTTATCATTTGCAGGATTTGATTTTTTAGATGTTGCATTTGCTGCACCATTTTGATTATCAACGTTATTTCTTGCATTGTCAGGATTCTCTGTAAACGGAGCACCTGTTAAATTATTTGTTTCTTGTGCAGAAGCACCTTGAGTAGCTCTATTGCTAGCAATTGCTTCATCTAATTCTTCATCTAGATCTTCTACTTCTTCCGCTTTATTTCTTGATTCTGCAAGCATCTCTGCAATTTTTTGTTCGATAGACATTCTTAATCTCCTATTTTATATCTAATAGATATTGTATTTAATATTTATAATATTAGAATTTTCAACTCTAACATATATGTTATCACTTAATTCCATCAATTTTTAAGGGTTTATGCTATATAAGCCAGCGCCCAAGCTGTAATTTATTTAATTGAATTTAAGAATGACTTAAACCATTTAGCTTGATTCTCTGCAATAACTCTAGTTGAACTAGATCTGATTTTAGATTTAATTTGTTCAGTTACTTCCCAAGATTTAGAATTAGTGTTATAGACCCAATCTACATTTTCCATAATTCCTCTTACAAATGCATCAGGAGCAGAAGGATCAGCAACAATATCTGCAGCTGTTGATAACATAAAGTCATCTTGAACTATTTGCACACCTTCATTGTTTGCCTTCAAAGAACCCATTGCTCTGCTTGATACTCCTAAATTAGCACCACCATCCAAGAGTCCTTTAGCAATCTTACCCATTGGAGTATCTAAAATTTTAGCTTTACCACGATAATTAGTGCCTTCCTTGGTTAATCCAACAATCATATGAGATACACGATCTAAATTAATGGAAGGACTATCTGGATGACCTAATTCACCATACGCTCTATTTTTATCAACATATTCTTTAATATAACGATTAACTTCTTTATCCATTATATTTTCTTTATACATACGACCATTACGGTTTACAATCTCAGATTGAAGAAATGTACCTTCGATATAGTATTGTTTACCTTTACCCAGTTTCTCTTCTACAATAATGTTTGTGGTTTCCACCACTTCTTTAATTAGCTTCATTGTGGGTTCCTTAAACTTTATCCGGACTACCAAAAACAGTGGTAGAAGCACCTACTCTTGTTGGATCATCATATGAACCATAAGTAGCATTTTCAACTGTACCATTCCAACCTTGTACTTTACGTAATACAATATAACCTGTAACAGGAACTGCCACATCACTTGTTATAATAATATCTGCATCATTATGAATACTTTCAGTCCAACCATTTGAAGTAAAATCTAAAAATGGTGCATTTTCAGGTGCACATGCAATGATGTTTTTACCTGATCGAGTTACTCTTACCCCTGCAGAATCAAACCCTGTAGAAAGAAATCTAACAATGTTTACTTTTGGTGCATCTGTATTTCTAACCTGTGTACCACATGCAAGATCTGCAATTACAATAGTATCTGAAGAAGCGGTAACACAATCAAAATGATAGATAACCTCTTGTACTGTATTTTTAATTTGGGTTAAAATCATTGCCATACTATTCTCCTAGACCATATTTAGCTGCAAGAGTTTCAATCTCTTCAACTTCTTCTTTAGTTAATTTGTCAACTGCTTTACTAATACCCCTATGTCTCATTAAAGACTTTTTATAAGAATCCCAAGACCCAGGTTTACCTAAACCAATTTTTTGACCACCTATATCAGCATTATTAGAAGCATCTACTGCGGCTTTCTTAATATATGAGCCTAAAGTACTTTTTGATATCTCATCAATTGGTTCTACTTCTTCTTTAGTTAATTTGTCAACTGCCTTATTGATACCTTTATCTCGTTTGTCCATTCTATTATGTAATGCATCAAACTTTTTCTCATTATCATTGCGTCTAACTGTAGCTTTTTCCCAAGCAGCATCTGCCATATCATCTTTAGATTTTTTAACATATGAACCTAAAGTCTTTTTAGATAACTCATCAATTGGTTCTACTTCTTCTTTAGCTAATTTGCTAACCGCAGTTTTAATACCATCTTGACGTTTCCATCCGGTATTTTGTGCATCACTTTTCATTTTAGACCAAGCTTGTTTTGTACCTGGTTTTCTAGCACTTTTACTTTTACTGTCAAAGTCCCCTTGCATAATACCATGTATTCTAGCACTTTGTGCTGCTTTATTTACATATGAAGATAATGTACCTTTAGACAACTCATCTAATTGGTCAAAATCTTCAGATACCATGAAGTCTTGAATCTCTTCTAATGTGTAATCTTC